CTAATGGCCTGTCAACACCTAGTTTGCGAACTCTCCAACGTGCGCTGTGCGTAGGTTATCTAGCCACTCTATAGCTAGAGCCTTGCCAGCCTCCCCCTTACCGAACCCCTTACGGTGCCGTACGCCCGCTATGACTATCTGCGCTTGCCAGTACCCGCCGTTAACCGTAGTGAGCCCCTTAACACCGGTAGTGTTGCTAGGCAGCGCATCGGTGTTATGCGCATTCTGTGTGACGGTGGCTAAGCGTAGGTTGGATGGGTGGTTATTCCGTTTATCCCTATCCCTGTGATCTATCTGCGCATTCCCCGGATCACGGCCATACCGGAGAGCCCATACAAGCCTATGCGCTAGGTAGTTACCCTGTCCCTTTACCCCAACGTCCCAATAGCCATTAGGCTTCTGAGATCCGGCCATAGGCTGCCGTCTGCCTCGGTTAGTGATGAGCCACCGTAAGCCACTAGGCATAGTGGTATCAATGGTCAGGTTAGCCCTGAGCCAATCCATAGGTATCGCCTTCATACTTCCCCTTATAGGTATCTCTGCCACTAAGGGAGACATAATGACATATGAGCCAAACACCAAGCAAACAAAGGGCTATCGGTATTGTCTCCCTTAGAGGAGAGAGCGGAGCGAGCGGAGCGGCGCAACAAATGGCTGCGGGAGAGCGGCACGCGATGGCTGGTCGTAACGTACCAGGCAGAGTGGGATAAGACGTGCCAGCACAACCTGGGTGCACAACCTGGGCCTGGGTGGCTAGCCAAGCAGGATGCAAGGCTGTACAGTGCGCACCTAGGCATCCAGCCTAAGGAGATACAGAATGATGGTACGAGCGATGATCCTCAGCGTAGTACTGGCACTGATGCTAGGCGGCGCAGTAGCTACCCAGCTCCAAGCCAAGGCCGAACACAAGGCATGGCAGGCTAAGGCAGACGCTTCCAAAGAATGCTCCAAGCAGGCACTGTACTGCAATCGCTGAGGCTAGGCAGATACGCTGAAGTGCAAGAGGTACGGCTAGCGCACAGAGGTAAGGCCGCACTCCCGCTCTCCTCCTCTCACAGCAGCGCAGAAGGCTGCACAGGCACTAGGACAGGCATCACACAGGGTATCCGCTCCGCACTGCGCACAGCTCCGCACAGGCAGCTAGGGCCAGGCTCCGCAGGTAGCTACAAAGGGCTTGCACTCCGGCTCCGGGCATGGCATCATGGCTCTGCTGAAGGCCCCTCAGGCTGCGGCGCAGGCTCCGCCAAGGCTAGGCGAGGCTAGCACAGGTTCCGAAGGATGGCTCCGCAGAGAGGGCCTATGGGGCAGGGAGGCTTGGTTGGGGTCGGGAGGGTTCTCGCATGTCTAAATAATTTTTACAGTGCTCATAGAACGCGCACTGGGAACTGGGTAAACTCAGCGGAGTGCCCTCGCTAGAAGACACTCGACTTAGTTAACCGATGGTGGTGAGCACAGAGTCCAGTGCGGTCTTCAGTGCAGTCAGGGCAGCCTTCTGCTCTGCGAGGGTGAGGTCATCCAGCTTGCGCTCAGACTGACCGTAGTTCTGCACGACCAGCTTCGCAGTGGTGATGGTGCGGTTCAGGGCGACGACTTGTACGAGGGTTGGGGTAGCCATGTTGGATCTCCTAGATTAGAATGGTATAGCTTGGATTGCAGTGACCTGTCCGTTCACGACGGTGAACGTGTACTGCACGTTGTTCAGTTGCAAGCGGGCACCGGACTTCAGGACAGTGTGGTTAGCAGGCAGGGTTACTGCCAACAGCGCGTTGTTCTCCACGATCAGGTTCCCGATTGCTTGGTACGCGTTCACACCCCGGTAGTCCATCACTTGCGTGTAGTCCATGTGGTCGATCATAGCGCGGGTCTGTGGCATAGGCTCAGGGCCCGGACAAGCCGGACCCTCCCCACCGATGGCGATAGCGGCGAGGATGGCCTCGTCCGCAGTCTCCTTAACGCTACCCCGCACGACAGGGACGATACTAGCCATAGGCAGGTCTCCCTGCGCATACGGCTGTGTTGCTTGTGCCAATCTCAGCGCAGCGTTCCGTGCGCGATGAAGCTCAGCTGGTGTAGCCATGTGGATCTCCTTAGAACAGGGTATCGAGTTCCTCCCACTCCACGGCGTACATGCCCGAGGTGGTGCCTGTGACGGTGATGTCCATGTAGTACGTCCCCGCTGGGAGCATACGCTCACCACCTAGCGTGTTCATGTTGCCCTGCCCACCACCTGCCGTGCTGCTATCAGAGCGCAGGACCTCGCGCTCACTGCCGCCAGTATGCGTACCGCCTGCACTCACAGTAGTGTTGCCGGCGACAGCACCGTCCAGCAGGTACTTGCAGAACTTGGTTGGGATGGCTGTGAACGTGCCACCCTCCGTACCACCAGTGCTGATCACAACACGAGCCGCACCCTGCCCGGTCCAGAGGGACTGGTACGTCAGGAGGAACGGCTTCGTGGCCACGAACTTGATCACAGTGGAGGTAGTGAACTCCCGGTACGCACGGAACTGTCGCTTCTCGAACAGGCCACGGGAGAGGCCGCAGATCAACTGCATGCCCCGCCATACCATACCCTGCTCACTTCGGTTGGATAGGAATCCCCAGAAACTCATAGCACCTCCTTATACGGACAGGGTGACAGCCGAGATGGCGCCATTCGCTACGGTCAACGTCACCTTGGTGCCGGTGCCAGTCGCAGTGATGCCCGCCAACAGGCCGGAGGTCACGAGCGCAGTGCTACCACTCGCGGCGCCGCCTACAGCAGCCGCAGCGGCGATAGCAGCGTCAGCTGCTACCTTGACGGCAGCTACTACAGCAGGGGAGTCCTTGTTAGCGCTCAGGATGTCTACCTGCGCAAAGTCTTGGGTGGCCTTGGCCAAGTTCAGGCCGGCGTTACGTGCGTCGTGCAATTGCTTCAAAGTAGCCATTTCAATCCTCCAGTGGGTATCCGTTCAGGGTGTTGCATAGGTTCAGGGCTTCTGCGTACGCCTGTACGGCGAGCGGCAGTCCACCCTGCGTGGTTGGGTCAATCTCCGGGTGCTCGCACTGTACGGGCTTTGCAGCGTACACCGGGGGTGTTGCACAGGCTGTCAGCGATAGGCACAGGAGTGTTAGCCCCAGACCAGTCAGGATGCGCAGCCAGAACATCGAGTAACTCCTTGCGGGACTTGGCATGCTTGCCCTCCAGTCGCATCACATCAGCCTTCAGGTGCTGCGTTCGCAGGACCTCCTCGTCGTACAGCGTCTTGTTCGCCAGCGCCTCAGCACGGGCCACAGAGAGACTCCCAGAGTACCAGTACACAGCAGCCGAAGCTGCGACGGCGTACAGGATCAGAATCACAAGCCCTTGACGCATTCGCGGTACTCCTCTGCTCGTCTGTTCTCCAAGCCCCGGTGGGGCCGTCCTTGCACCGTTGCCTTGAAGCCCTTAGCGATGCCGTACTTACCGGGCCACGGGGCTACAATCGCAGCACAGGCGGCGCGCCAATCATGCGCGGCTAGGGGTTTCAGGAACACTGGATGCCTCCAGCCGGCCACGCCAGTGTGGTACGAGATGCTCAGCATCACCGACTTAACGCTGTCAGGGGCTTCGTCCGGGATCACTGGGGCGATCTGCGCCCACCGGGCAACCACATCCTTAGCCAAGAGCTTATCGCACTCAGCAAGCGTGTACCGGGTCTTCTCAGGCATGCCTGTCTGACCGTAGCACCAAGTGGCTACCCCACCCACATCAGCGTAGATAGGGTACATCCCAGCCACCGGCTTAGGCAGCCCTTCGTGGAGGCCGATACTGGCCCCCGCAGCAGCTAGGAACGCCGGGACACCCAGCGCTAGCAGTCTATTTCGTAGTGTCATCCTCGGCCTCCACGGGGCGGCTCCTGAAGCGGGCACGCAGGTTCTGGATGCTGTCCAGCATCTTTGGCAGCAGGGTTACAAGCTGAGCCACCACGAAGATGGCAGTCAGTACAGCAGCAATGAAACTGGCAAGCTCATTCGGTGACATCACCGACGCGGTGGTGCCAGCGATTACCACTGTACCTTTGATTGCCTCACTCGTGGCGTCTAGTTGCATATCATCTCCCGCGCTTCTTGCGCTTCTCCAGATGGCGTTTAGGGATACCCATAGGGTTGGTTAGGAACTCCATCAGCGCAGACTTCTCACGGCTACGGGTAGCGGCTTCGTCGTCTCGCAGTAGAGCTGGTGTCAGTTCCCGCACCAAGCCTTCGAGGGCGTCGATACGGTCATCCTTCTGCAAGGAACCACGGTCAGTGGTGATGTTGTGCAACTGGTGGAACACAGAGCGGATGTTGCGCTGATCCACAGGGTACTGAGCCAGCAGCTTGAAGTCATCATCCAGCGCACGGCGGTGGAAGATCAGTCGGTGACGCTGCATCACAGGGCGCAGGGTGTCAACGATCCGCTTCTCCTTCTGGCCGTTCTTCTGGCGATCCTCAACCGCGATCCCAGTGCAGCGCTTCTTGCCGGTCTTCTCGTCGATCTTGTTCATCCAGTTACGGAACAACTGACCAACCGCACCGGCACCCATGTTCTTTTCGACATAGATGATCTTGACGCCTAGCTCCTCAGCCAAGCAGACGCACTTCTCAAGGTTGTCCTCAGCAAAGCCTCCCTTCCAACCACCAATCGAAACGACGTGGATGTACGGACCTAGCACGCCACCCACAGCGTACGACAGCTCGTCACCACCATTACCGGCAGGGTCGACGAACATCGTCATCTGTTGCAGGGGCTGCCATCCACCATCCATACTCGCAGGCAGGTACAGGTCAGGCTTGAGGATAGCGAACTTGTGCGCCTCAAACTTCAGCTTGAACCGCTCATCAGCAGCCCACGAGATCTGCTCTGGGACACGCTCGTGAGTGAACTCACCGACGATCAGGTCCTTCAGCTTGAGCTGCATGCGGATCTCATCAGCGAGGCTGGTGTCGAGCATGTACTGGAGCTGGAAGCCTTCCGGCCCTTGGTCAAGCTCCTTCTCGATCAGCGTACCCTCGTCGTACCGCTGCGGGTCAGCGGACCAGCCACGTGTGCCATCGAGTCCCTTACCGGTGCGGCACATCATACCCTGTGCTTCGAGGGCGAGGATTCGCTCAACTAGCGTGGGTGCGAGGTACTCACCGTACCGCTCCTGCTCATCCAGCGAAGGGAAGCGACCCGGCCAGATGCGCATGTTGAAGCCACGGGCAGGGAGGCCGTTGTAGATCGACTCCCGCGACTGCGGTGTGCCGAGGTACAGGATCTTCCCGTGCGTACAGATCGAGGTGAACTCTTGCGACTGCCGAACCAGCTTGGCACGCTCAGTAGCGGTCAAGCCGTTCTTGGTGGTCTCGATGTCATCGGGGATCAACAGGTCAGCACGGTAGCCCTGAAGGGCAGCAGTGATACCCATGCAGTTGATCGACGCAGACTTCTCCACGCCCTTGAGTGCCCAGTTCACATCGAACGATGTAACGGATGTCCGGTCGCCGTACTTGGCCTCAGGGCGCAGGTACGACAGTAGGTCCCAGTGCATGATCATCTTCGTGATCAACTGGCCGTTCTCTTCGGCCTTGTCACCGGAACCAGAGATAAGCATCACCCGGCTCGACGGCATCTGGATCAAACACCAGATAGCGTACAAGCAGGCGATAGTAGATTTGGCCTCGCCCCGCTGAGCAGCAACCATGTCGCGGTTGCTGCCGTCCTGCATGTAGTCCGCGATGTCCAGCTGCATCCACGTCATCGTGAATCCAAGGAAGAGCATCGCGTCCAGGCAGAAGTCGCGGAATCGAGGGTACATGGCTGCTGTCTCAGCAGCAGCCGTTAACCGCTCATGTGGGGTCATTGAACTGTGTCCGTCCCGTACAGGGCCGCCAGGTCCTCCGCAGTGTTGCCGGTAAGTACCTTAGCCAGCGCAGATTGTCGTTTGGCCTTGAGGGTGTCCTGCAACTCTTGGCGTAGTGCCTCGATGTCAGCAGCGTCCGCAGGGTCACAGGTGATTGCGTTGTCCTTCAGGAACTTGGCGGTAGCCGCCTTCTCTGCCGCAGGAACAGGGATACCCTGATCCCTGTACCAACGGAGATCGTCGATAAACGTCTCCGTTAGCATGGCATGAAGTTCGGCCATCAGCTCCAGCGATGCTGTGCCTTTGGCGCTCATTTTATCTCCTATACAAGTTCGCCGTCGAGGTCCCCCGACGGTGTGCCGTTCTTCTTACGCAGGGCGCCAGTGGCGTCAAACCAGAGAACGAAGTTACCGAGACGCAGTGGCCGTGCACTCCACGAGCTACTATCTGTGACGAAACCCAGATCAGACCGTACCCGACCCGATGCAGCGATCTCGTGGTCCGAGTTGATACCGAGGGTCCTGGTGGGACTCGCAGCGTCTCCGTTGTAGTTCCAAGAGAGCAGACCTCGGCCCGTGATGAGGAAGTACGGCTTAGCCTCCGACCCAGTGCTGCGCGTCTGGAACAACACGTTGTTAGGGTTGCGCAGGCGGTACTCTAGGAACTGGTTCCACAGGTTATCCACGCGCTTCGTGCTATCAGGTAGCCCGGTACTGGCGTTCTGCGCCTCGTCATCCTCTAGGATGTAGTCGACGTTGGCCTCCTGCCCCAATGGGATCGACACCCGCTCTGGTGTCCCTGCTGTGATGTTCCAGCGAGTGCCCCGGATTACAACCCCACGGCTCTCCCCGCCAAGGCGGAAGATGTACGGTTTACTAGCATTCACGTTGAACACGTAGTTCGAGAGCAGAGCCACGGACTTCACGTACACTGTCTGCACGTCTGCACCGTTAGGTGCGTTATCCCCGAACAGGCAGCCCTCTACGATACCGCCCTCTACAATCTTGGTGCTATCCCCGATGAGCGCAATCGCTGCGTGCGTCCCATCTGTGGAGAACCCGTTACCGTTGAACTGGCAGTTGTAGATCAATGGCTGCTCTGCGCGCTGGGCGTAGATTCCGTTAGTAGCGTTGTCGTGGATAGTCGCACCGTCGATCTTGCACGAGCTTGCCACTTGGTTCAGGTATATACCCCGAGCCCCGTTTGCAGTGTACGAACCACCGTCGATGTGCAGGCTGTTCGAGTTCTGGAACACGTACAGACCGTGGCGGCGGTTGTACAGGCTGAACACGTTATCAAGGGTCAGGTTATCCCCGAAGGTCCAGTAGATACCGTCCTGGCCATGCCCTACAATCTCCATGTCGCGGAAGGCCACGTTGCCCCGACCGAACTTCTCGGTGTAGGCTAAGTGGAACCCATTCTGCGAGCCGGAGTTACCCTCCGAGATGAAGTTCTGTACGGTCATACGCTTGAGCCGGCGAGCCGAGCCCTTGTACTGCTGACGCGGCGCGGTGTCTCCGGAGGTGTCGCCAATCCACTCGAAGGCGTTACCCAACCCAATGTGCAGCATATGGGTGCCGCCCCCGTGGCCTATCAGACTGACACCGGAGTGGAGCTTAATCCCAGTGTGTCGGCACGGCCCCAGACGCGGTAGGCAGATTACACCACCACTACCCGTGGTGATCAGGTACTGCGAGGCAGCCTCTACAGCAGGTGCCCAGTCCCAAGTAGTCGGGTCGTTCGGATCGTTCTTGCTGGTGATGGCGTACTCGAATTCCTCAGCGTTGATGTAGCCGCTGTGGAACTTGCCCTCGACCGTGCTAGCCTTACCGGTCTGCGCACCTCGGCGGCGTAGCCCTACCATCGCGGACCCCTTGCCGGGAGTCACTGCGTTAGCCAGGTCCAATGCCAACTCAGCCCCGGACCCGCTCAGGGGGATCACGCCCACTGGATTACCCGCAGCGTCGAAGCCCATGAGCTTGTTTGCACGGGCTGCCACTGGGGGCAGTTCCGGCAGTTCTGGATCGCCAGCGCCAACTCGGATGGTGCGGCGGATATTAGCGGCCTGCTGTGCTGCACTAGCGGCAGCTGCGGCAGCTGCCGCCTGAGCAGCAGTAGCTCGTGCCAGCGCCTCGTTGGCAGTAGCCTGCGTCTGGGCGAATTGGAGCAGCCCTTCCTGCAAGGCGTACAGCAGTTGCTTGTTGTTGCCGTCGATATACTTCGGCAGCATCGGGATGCCTGTGGCAAACAGATACGTCGGGTTCTGCGCAGGGGTGTTGCGGTAGATGCGGATGATCACACCAGCAGCAGGTGCCGGGTTGATCACCACTTGATTCGGGGAGGCGAGGACTGTAGTAACAGCCACGCCGTTCAGGGTCACGAGTAGGTCCGATGGGAGCAGGTACGGCCAGCCGAAGCCGAACACTGTCTCCACCCCGGTCCCTACGTGCAGGGACTCGGGGGCGGTATATGAAGCCATTTACTCTCCTTTGATGCTCTCGATGAGCAACTTCGATGCTGGGAACACGTTCACGAACGGGACTAGACCTGCGGCACCAGAGGCGAGATCGCCTGCTGCTGCACGTTGGTCGTCACCGAACAATCCTTTGACGCCTCGGAACACTTCACCAGTGCTCTCAGCCAAGCCGAAGACAGGTGCAGACATGCGACCGTTACCGGACACAATGCCCCACATATCAGCGGTGAAGCCAAGACCAGCAGTATAGCTGATCCCGTCGGTTGCCATCTTCTTCAGCCCATCCTCAGAGAGATCGAGCTTGCCGTTGATCGCAGCCTTGACGCCCATCATCATTGACGTGAGCGGGTATTGCAGTGCGAGTAACGATGCGACTCCCAGCACCCCTTGGTTCTCGAAAGTACCCCGGAGGAGCTTGTTATGTGCGAATGCCACGAAGCTGCGGAACTGGCCGAGCATCTGCCCAACAGGGGAACGAGCGTACCCGGCGTTCTGACCTACACGTCCGTACAGCAACGAGTCGTCCATGATACGGAGGGCGGTGTTCATCACCGTGTCAACATCTGCTTTGGCCCATTGGCCCCAGTTCATGCTTGTGGCGTTCTTACCACTAAGGGAGACATAACCGCGAACCCTTGGCAGCAGGGTCTCCCAGTCCACATCCTTGCCGTACGCCTTCAGGACAGCGATGGCATCCTCGTCACCGGCAGCGGCCCGAGCCACCTTGTTCAGCGTCAGGTTCGCATTCATCCTGGATTGGATGCCGTGCACGAACTTCATGCCATTCAAGATAGGCGTGGCCTGCTTGCCGCTGTGCAGCAGCCGGTCGAACGTGGTGTCGCTAGAGCTGAGGAATGTGTCGAACTGACGCTTCCACGGCTTCATGCGGACATCCCGTGCAAGGTCAAGACCGAGCACAGTCTGCATCTCCGCAGCCAAGTCGGCGTCCTTGTTCGCATCGCCCAGCAGCTTACGGAAGCCACCCCCAGCAGAGTCCAGCATGGCGCCCAGTGTAGCGGCGACACCCTGCCGGTGCATGATCGTGGCAACCTCTGCTAGCTGGTACACACCCGAGAACCCGAGCATGGTGGCACTAGTCAATCCTGCCGCACGTTGTGCGATAGGTCCGAGCTGGTGCTCCTTGGGTACGTTCCCGGTGAAGTCCCCGAACACGCCGCGCAGTTGGCCGGTGAGTTCTTCAGTCTTCGCCACACCCATGTGGGCCACGGTCTTGGTATAGTCGCGGATGAATGCCTCGATCTCACTATCACCCGGCATACCGGCGCGGGCCAGTGCAGAGCGGCCTGAGATGGAGCCAGCGTAGTTCTCCAGCAAGCGGTCCACGTCGCGGTCCACCAGATCAGCAGCACGGTACACCTGCCCGCCGATATTCAGCTCCACGTCCATGTCCAGATTCAGGCGGCTCTTACCGTACTTCACGGTGCCTTGGTCCGATGCCTTCTGCTCGATCTTGCCCATGATGCTGCTGCGCTTGACTTCGCTCACACCAGCGGACTCCAGAGCCTCGCGGATGTACGTGGTATCAGCTACACCCAGCGCACCCATGAACTCGGACCGGATGCCAGAGGCACGGTCCTTAGCTCGCTGCACGATAGCCTTGGCAATGGTGAGTGCGTCATCCGCATCCAGCCCCTTGAGGCCACGATGCACCGCCTCGCCAATCACCTTGGCAGCCAAGCCCGGTTGGACGTTATCCAACTCAAGCATCTTGGAGTAGTTCCACGAGCGGTGGAAGTAGCCCGGATGTGGCTGGAACTCCTCGAAGCCCCGTACGCCAGCTTCCTGTGCACGCTTCCCCATACGCCCGTGGATGTCGTCGGAGATGTCGGCAATGCGCTTGATGTCCGGGTCGAGGTCCGCTTTGTTGCTCACGAAGCCCTGACTCGTCCACTCGCGGTTACGGCGCAGCAGCTCAGTCGCCACCTCGTCGTTCACAGCATCCCGGCCAGAGACACCCTTCTTGGTGTTCAGGGCACGATCCTTCCAGCCAATACCCCGCTTGCCCATGACCTCGGCAACCGCGTCGTCGTACTGCTTGACGAAGCCGTCGAACTCGTTACGGTAGCGGCGGAGGTAGCTGGCGGCGTTGTCGTTGGTGCTGAAGCCTTCCCGGCGTACAGGGTCGTCAATCAAGCGGCCCATGAGTGCCCGTGCTTCTGGGTTAGGTCCCAGCAGGTCAGCTTCAGCGAAGAAGCGATTCACGAAGCCCACGGCCTCCTTGGCAGACTGCTTGGCTGTCTCCAGCGAAGCCTCGACCAGTGGTGCCGATGTCGGTGCACCCTTGTTGGCCCACGATGCCATCTCGGCAGTGTACCCCGGTGCCTCGTCCAGCAGCTTCGATGCCGACTGGAGTACCTGAGACAGAGCTGTGTCGGCCTCGGGCGCCAAGCCTAGAATGGAGCGGACCTGAGTTACAAAGGCATCCCAGAGGGTGCCCTTAGGCAGCTTCACGTCGTTCAGCAGCTTCTGCATGCGTGGGTCAGTCAGGCCCCACGCCACCATCTCGTACTCGTTTGCCATCGCATTAGAGCGACCAGCCTTGAGGTCCTTGGCGAAGTCGCTGAGGGTCGTGCTGGTCTTCAAGTGCTGACGCACCAAGCCCATGACGCTAGTGATCTCCTGCATGGCTTGAGTGGCGGCTGCGTTCACTACCTTGCCATCCTTGATGCCGCGCATGATCTGCACAGTGGCAGCGTGCGTCAGCTCGTGCAGCGTGGTAATTGGGTTAGTCCCCACCCGGCCGGCAGCTGTAGCCCCACGCACAGACACAAGGGTCTCGCCCTTGAACGTGCTGTGCAGGCCGCCCACACCCGGTTTCAGGTACTGCTCGCCGCCACGATCCCCACCACGGATGACCTTGAACAGCGAGCGCTGTCCAGCAGTCTCCATCTTGGCGAGGGTCTCGGCCACCTTGTCCGCAACTACCCGGAGTGCAGGCGGTACGTCGGCATGCTTGCTGATGTAGCTGGCGGCCTCGGCCACAGTCTTGCCGTGGGCGTTCGCCACCAGCGCATCCTCGAAGGTATCCGCTGTGCGGTTCACGCTCGGGATCACTACCTGCCGGCCCATCGACTCAAGCTCTAAGGCTTTAGCTGGTACGGTTGGAGTGACTGCGGCTGGGATGGCTCCCGGAACAGTCGGCTCGGGCACGGCAGCGGGAGTGACAACCGGCCCAGGTCGCACGGGCTTTGTAGCGGTGCGGGCAGCACCCTTACCAACCACAGCGCCAATACCGGCGCCGAGGGCACCAGCAAGCAGGTACGTGCTAGTATCGACTTCCATGTCGGTGGCGTCCATCGCGCCGACATAGGCGACCTGTCCAGCCCCTCCGAGGCCAGCCATGCCAGCACGCCCAAGTCGAAGGGCACGCCCTGTACCGAAGGTGACAGCATCCATAGCCAGAGCCACAGGGTCGACCATAGTTGCGGCGAAGTTCCAGTAAGGATTCTGCTCAATGACACGTTGGTTCTCCTCGTGCTGTTTAATGCGGGAGATGATCTGCTCCGCATCGTCAGCATCAGCGGCTTGTGCGATAGCCTTGGCATACCGCTCGTTCTGCGGGATACCCAGTTCAGCGAATCGCTTCTGGGCGTACGTTCCAGCGTTGAAGCTGCGGTCGATCTCAGTACGTTCTGGACCGAACCACTGGGATGCCTCATCCAAGGCACGCCCGGTGACGGTGCTCTCACTCAGCAGCGCCGTCGCGGTATCCGTGGCCGAGCGTTCCTGCTCAGCCTTGATTGCATCGAGAGTGACGGTGTTGGCCTCTTGGCCGAGGGCAACCTGCCGCTGTACCTGAGGACCGCCGATAGCGTCTATACCGACGCCTTCTACCGGAGTGGCTGCCTGTTGGGCAGTCAGGATCTCGGTCGGGGTCATCGGGAATTTAGGGGTCAGTTTGCCCTTTGCCTCTGCCATTGTTTCTCCTATTGGGCCGTAGCCTCGCTATACCAGTCAGGCCCGGTGGCCAGTTCTGTGAAGTGTGGTTGCATGTACCCGAGGAACGCCTTAACGCGCGCAGGTGTCTGCTTAGCCCACGCACTATCGTAGACCTGCTTCTTGAAGCCTTCCCAGTCTTTCATCTGGATCGCCTTCTTGGTGTTCGTGAACTCGCCCAGCCCCGCCTCGCCAAGCTGGAATGCAGCCCCAGCCAAACCGAGAATAGCCTGCTGGTTCGTGACGCCCAAGTCCTTGGCGATCCGGTTTCCGGCAATCAGTGCGTTGTCGGTGTCCTCAGCGAACCACTGTTGAGCTTGCTCGCGGCTGATGGTGTCACCTTCCTTGAGCTTGCCGGTTACGTTCCGGCCAACACCTACAGCCAGTCCGTTGCGGTCTTTGTACACGGTGTCGCGGTAGCCCTCGTGGGAGAGCATGTCGCGGCGCCAGTCGTACACACCACGTCGCTGCATGCCGCTGGCGTTCCCGCCGTCGATCAGCAGCTTGTTGCCGTTCCCTGCATCGACCTCAGCACCCAGATCCGCAGCCCGCTGTGCATTCACATGCTCGGCGTTCTTGCGGTTGACCTCAGTGCCGATAGCCTTAGGGTCAATCTTGGTGCGGTCCAGCTCTTGGCCGTTCGCATCGTACTGGATACGGTACATGCCGTTCTGGCGGGTGTACTCGAAGGCCACGGTGGACTTGTCGCCGAACACGCCCTTTACATCAGGCGGGTACTTCTCAGCCAGTGCACGGCCAATGCTCTTGGTGTCGCGGGCACCGAACACCTCCTCTGCGCTGGTGCCTCGCGGCAGGATCAGTGGGGCGCGTTCCCGGTCCAGCAGCACACCATCCTGTCCGACCTGAATGGTGCGGCTGGAGACGTTGGCGGCAGCGAGGTTCAGCAGTGCCTCGTGGCCATCTGGAGAGGTCAGCAAGCCAGCGTTGCGGCGGTCGCCACTCAGCTGGAATGCCTCGTCCTGTACAGCGCGGCGGTACATGCTGAGCACAGCCTCGTTGTCGCTGAGGTTGCTGGAGCCGGTGATGAAGTTCCCCACCCGACCGAACGCACCAGACAAGAACGTCGAGTCGACTTTACCGACCAATGACTTCTGGAATGCTTGGCTGTTCTGGAACTTCTGGAAGTCCTCCTGCTGGGTAGCAGACAGGTCCCGTGCACCGTACTCCTTCAAGGCACGCCCCGGCTCGATGCCCAGCTTCGCCTGTTGCAGCATGAACGCCAGAGCGCCGCGCTGCTCCTCAGGTACGCCACTCAGCAGTACGTTACCTGCTGCGGGGTTCGACTTCTCGGCCTGTGTGACCTGCTCGGCAATCGTGTTCAGGGTCTGCACCAACTCAGGCTGCACTTCCCCGTCACTTGCCAGCACGCCCCGGATCGAGGCACTGACAGCCGCACCATAGTTCTTCGGGAACACGCCAAGGCGCAGCCCGAGCTTGGTGGTGTTCGCCAGTCGCTGACTCACCGGGGCGCCATTAGCAGCGGCCAGTTGGTCGTACTTGGTCAGGGCTTCCTCAACGTCGAACCCGAGGGTGTTCAGTTGGTTGATGTCACCCTCTTCCAAGGCTGTCACCATGTTGCCCATGAGCTGGCGGTTCGCTACGCCCTTCTGGGCATTCTGCACAAAGCTCAGCGCCTGTTCCGGCCCCCACAGCTTACGGGCTACGCGGTCCTTGGCGTAGCTTACAGCGTCGTCTAGCCCCGCAGCACCGGAGGCCACACCTGACTGGAATGTCGAATCACGCTCCAGATCAGCCATACTCTCGATGCCTCGGGTGCTGGCTTGGCTACGCTCGTACGCACCGTTCAACTCCCTGCGATCATCGAACGACATGGTGTCGAGCCCACCTGCATCACGCAGGTCCTCGTACACCTTCCGCTGGTTCAGGTCGAGGGCGCCCAGCAAGAACTGCTTAGCCACCTTCTCGCGCTGGCCGTCCGGGATGGCCGGCGTGTTCAGCAGGTTCAAGTGGTACAGCGCAGCCTCTTCCGTGGCAGCCCGGTACGTCAGGTCGTCGCCCTGTGCCTGCGCCGAACTCAGGCGGGCAAGGATGCTGTTGCCTTGGGCAAGGAAGGGCTTGGTGCCCTCCTCAATCAACCAGCCGGCATGGTTCTGCGCCTGCTTGGTGATGAGGGTCTCCTCAGCCTTGGTCTGCTGCATCAGTGCTTGGACATGTGCCTCCGGCGGCAGCCCGTCGAGCGAGGATAGGATGCCCTGTGCCTCTTGACCCATGCGCTTGCTGAACTGCTCCGGGGTTAGCTTCCGCCCCTCGTTCTCAGCGAGCTGCCCCAGCTTCAGGCTGAAGTCTGCCTGCTTGATCCGGTAGTCCTGCTGTTTGTACCCGTTACGAACGAACGGGGCGGCGAAGGCGTCAGACTCGATAGCGTCCTCAGCCTCCCCTGCCATACGTGCGCGGCTTCCCTTGACGATCTGCTCTTGCACGTTGGACTCGAATTTGCGCTGGGCGACTCCGCCTGCCGCGTCGAGGATACCGGCAAGGACTCGTGATGCCCCGCTGCCGGTATCCTGAACTTGGTAGTCCTTCACAGCCGCTCGACCACCGCCTTGATACGCTTGCTTATCGGTCACGTTGACACGCAGCCCAAGCTCCTGTGAGGAACGCTCAGCCATCTTATGCTCCTTTCTGTGCTCCGAACTGGAAGTACGCATTCGCATACATACTCCCTACGGTCAGGGCGCCTGCTAACAGCGGGCTACTCTGACCAGCTCGTGGGTTGGTCTGCCCCAACAGGCCGTTGGCCGTGGACAGTTGTAGTGACCGCAATTGGTCGCCTAGGTTGTACTGCTTGTTCTCAAGGTCTCGATCAATCGCAACCTGTGCCTCCCCGAACTCTCGTTCGAGGTCTAAGAACACGGCGTCGACACTGGCGCCCTTGATGCCGGCAGCCCCAGCCTGCGCTTCCGCAGTACCTCGGGCTTTACCAACTTCGCGCTGTGCTGAGATCCGGGTCTCCGTCGCTTGGCGTCTGTACTCACCTGCAAGCATGCCGAGGCTGCCTACCTGTTGAGCTGCATCCGCCAAGTTCCGAAGGTCTACCTTCTCCCGTGCCTTGTTCTCCAGCTTACCTTGCTTGATCTTCTCCTTGTTGTCGATGGCCGTCTTACCCGCAGACATGGCCCCCGAGATCAACAGGGGAATCCAGAACATTATGCTCTCCTGTACCGTAGGTTGCTCTTGTATCCGTACTCCATAGAACTGATGTTCATGTCGTACGGCCCGTCCGCTCGAAGCACCAGCGAAGACGTGAGCATGTCTACCCGTGCAGGTAGAGGCACCACAGCGGTGTCCACGAACGGTTGACCGGCATCAAGCCTGCGGCTGAACAGTCGAAGCGGTGTTGTGTCGATCCACTGCCCCGGTCGAACCGAGTCACCGATCTTGTACTGGAACTCCCCGGTGTCCTTGTAGCTCACCCGGTAGCCCCGCAGCGTTGCGCGGGACGTGGTGATGGGGACATCGTTGTGATCCCGCACGACTGGCGGGGACGGCTCCATCTCGGAAGTGTAGCCATGCCCGATGATGTACTGCTGCCCCACCTCTGCCTCAGGAACGAGGAAGTCGATGGTGGGGCCACCATCCCACGAGACAGTCAACGCACGCCGTTCAAGGTACTGCCCAACGCCAGCGCTAGTCCGGTATACTCGCGGGTCGTGCTTGATCGTGTCGTAGTACCCAGTATCCACCGTGAGGCGTCCTGCTACTGTGCAGGTGACTGGGCGCTGCATGTCGTACCGTGGTGCGGGCAAGCCTGCTGCGCCTGTGAGGGCTCGCAGATTCAACCGCATTAGGATGACTTGGAAGCCACCGTACACGATGCACATCATGGTGTCACCGCTGAAGTACACACCGAGGATCTGCTTGTGCAGGTCCCAGCGGTGCCACGCCTGCTGCACCTTCTCTGCGCCGGCCCAGATGTACTGGTACACGGTGAGCAGCTCAGGTGTGTCGGTATCCGATCCTGTGACGAGGAACCCAGATGTACTGGCACCAGCGATATACGCTGCTGGACCTGCGATATAGGATGGGATGTGGCTGGTCACGTCGTCAGCCACGTAGTGACTGTCGGTGCTTGGGCTTGGCGACATCTCGTGGATGCCGACGTACCCGAGAGACCGGGGTGCCGCGAAGTACAGGGAGCGGCCTGCCGCAAACGGCACGCAGTTCATGTCAGCTTCGTACGTGGTCGTCACAGACAGGCTAGCCGTCCGTGGTGTGATCACGCCGCCACCGGGGATGACCGCTTGGTACTTCCGGCTGAACAGGATCAAATCCTTGTTGTACGTGATGCCGTACTGGTATGGTGCAGTGAGTGTACCCTGCGCCGCAACCTCGACCGGGTCGTCATCTGCAATCGCAGCAGCCGACCGCTTGTACCAACGCAGTGGGTCGTTGCTCGCAGACATGCAGGCGTACTCGTTACTCAGGAAGACGAGCCGCCCTTGGAACGTGGTGAGCCCGGTGATCCCCGGCGACTTCAGGAAGTTGAAGTCCGGGTTTGAGTCGGAGTCGCCAGCAGGCCGTGCAAGGTACGCAGGGGTCCCGTACGTCCAGCCCGTGCTGTCCCAGAGCAGGCGCTGCGGCATGTTCAGGAAGCCAGTGCCGTCGCCGTATGCTGCGTCCTCCTTCCAGCGGCCTGTGCCGTGGTCCCATCTGAAGTACGTCAGGTTGGCGCTTGTGCCGGTGGCTACGATCACACCGTCCATGAAGGCTACACCTGCTGCCGTGGTAGGCAGGGATGCAGGCAGTTCGTCCGAGGATCTGATGGTCATGTCACCTGAGGTCCGCAGGAAGCCAGAGCCAGTATTGGATGTGATCGTCACCGACCACCCGGCACTCAACTCGATCCCCACATACCCTTGGTTCAGGCCAGAGTTCACGGTCGCCGCCGCCACTGCCGCCATCGCAGGATCTGCGGTAACATCCGGGCGGGACAGGTCGCCAACCACAGCCGTGCGACCATAGATCTTACCGTACAGGTGCCACGCCACCGAATGCACCGAAGCCAGCTTGGCGTCATTATCGCCCTTGCCGTCTGGTGTGATGTACGCCGTGCTGTACTGGGCGCCGGTCTGGGAATTCGTGACGACGATCCCGTACTCCTTGCTGTACTGCCCAGCTGGGATGTAGAAGTATCCGAAGCGATCCGGGTTCTTCCCACCTGTGGCGGGCGCCTTGCTAGGCTTGATCTCGGTATTCGCAATGAACACCTCGTCACCCATCGTCACCAGCCGCAGGGCAGCAGGGGTGTTGGCTTGTAGGTACGGCTGGGCAAGATATGATTGCAGGAGCACGCCGGTCTGGTCGTCGAACACGTACAGGTCGCCGCCGCTTGGGAAGATAACGAACACCACAGAGCGGCTGTTGATGTCGGTGTGGTAGATCTTCGGGCGGACAGTGCCTGCGAGGTTCGCACTCAGTAGTACTCGGATGAACTCTGTCCCCGGCCTCCGGCGCAAACCGGTCACTGGGTCTGAGATCATATTGATCTGCTCCGAGAGTTGCCCCGGGAGCCTATCCTGCGGCGCTTGCTGGGACACGCCCATCAAGAGGTTCTTATGTGCCGAGTCTTTATAGCTCATGTGTACAGGCTCCGTTTCCATTGTTGGAATGCCCGCTTCTTCTTGGTATTCTGCTTACGGGACCGGGTGTGCTCTGCGCTCAGAGTCATCAGGAACTCGATGCGGGTGTTATCCAGCTTGACGCTGGTGTCATCCGGCCCGATGTCTGCGGTGTACGTCTCCACTGCGGCAGTGTACGTCACAGCCATCGCAGCAGTGTACGGGAGGCGCTCAAAGTCTTTGTCGATGATGAGCTTACCACGCACTGGCTTACCGATGTACGGGTCATGGTTCGCGGCCTGCACGATAACGCTACCCTCGAAGACATACTGAGGGTCGTCTGGGTAGAACATCAGCGTGTTCTCCGGCAGCTCCACAAACCCGTCAGGGGTCGGAGTGGCATCCCAGTCGTGCAGTGTGTTAAACCACCAGCCCTCCTTGAGCACCGTGGTCCGGGCTTCGTCGAGGGCAGGCAGAACAATTGCGAGTGTAGGGTACGCCTCATCTACGGAGGGTACGTCGATCTCACCCAGCTTCCGCAGGATGGTGTTTACAGCGGTCAATAGACGCATAGTCTCTCCTAAAGTGCGCAAAAACCCCGCACTGAGCGAGGCTCGGCACGGGGTGTCGGTGAACTTTGGAGAGACTCCCCGAAGGGAGCCTCATCACCATTACAGGCCGGTGATTTCTACAGCAGCAGCGGTGTCAGGACGACGGGCGCCGATGTTGTACATCTGGAAGGTGTCCAGAACCCACGAGAACTTCTCTTCCCATTCCCAGAACTTGGCAGTGACCGGCTGCACTTGGGCAGTGATCAGAGTCTTGCTCGGGATGAACACCAGCATCTGACGCTTGGCTTCGTCAGCCGAGACGTTGAATGCCGAGCCCAGTGGGTGGCCAGTGATGGCAGCACGAGCGAAGCGTGGGGTTTCCAGAACGCGGACGCCGTTCAGGATGGCAACACGAGCACGAGCGAAGTCGTTCGCTGCACCGCCGACGCCTTGGAACTCGACGTTCATCAGCTTGCCATGTTCCAGCAACAGCGAGAACACCTGTGCCGACACCGGGGTCAAGCCCTCGGAGTACAGGTCATCACCCAGATCGCGGTCCACGAACTCTTCGCAGACTTCACGGTGCATACGCACCAGTTGGTCAGCCTTCTCGGACGGGGTGCCCGTCAAGGTGAGGGTCTTCAGGATACCCGGCGAGAACGAGTCTTCCAGATCGGTTGGCGCCGGCAGGGCAGCAGCCTTGGCGACGGCGATCAGGCACGCTTGGTCGAACATCTTGGCCAGCTCGATGCCATCCAGCTCAGCAACTTCTTTGCGCATCGCCAGATCGGAGACCCACTCGTCTTGGTTGTCGAACTGGTGGCGGAGGTACAGCAGGGTGTCGACAGTCAGGTTCCACTTATCGTTCACCACTCGGCTGATCACCAGATCGTCACCGGACTTACGGCCACCGACCTTCACGTTACCGATGCGGTCCAGACGGGCCACGTTGGTGCCGCGCAGGGTGCGGATGTTCATCAGTGGGGCGAACTTCGAGGTGTAGGCGAATGCCTTGTCCACGATACCCAAGTGTTCTTCGAGGTGGATGTCGACGTTCGCCAGAGCACCAGCGTAATGCGGACGGGACAGATCGTTCAGAAAGGACATGCGTTTCTCCTATGCAATTAACGCCGCAGGTCATCCTACGGCGGTACAGTTGTTACAGGCCGGCTTTCACGCCAGCTTCGCGCTGGGTACGTAGCTCAGCGTACTGCGCATCTGTCGCATTGCGCGGCAGTGCAGCAATTGCAGTGCGATACTGCTCCATCGTCATGCCCTGCACGTTCCCCGGAGTACCGAGAGGCTGTGCGCCCTGCTGCACCAGACCGCCAGTGGCCTTGGCGAATGCCACCACTTGCGATGCTGCGTACACCATCTGGTCCTTGTTCATGCTATCGAACAAGGCGCCGAGTGCGACTTTGGTTTCTTGCGGAGCGTGCTGGTTGAACAGGGCAATGGCTTGCGCCCATGCCTCGTCGCCACCAGCAGAGGCGCGGACATCGGTGTACAGTTGCTCAGTGGCCGCCTTGGCGTACACGATGCTTGCTTCGGCGACCTTGATCATCTGATCGGCTTGAGCTTGCCCGACCTTCTCAACCAGATACGCCTTGTCGATGAACCGGACATCCAGTTCGTCAGCAGCTTGCCCGAAGGCTCGGGTCACGTCCAGACCGGCAGCAGTAGCCGCCGCTTCGAGGTACGCGATACCCGGTGCAATCGCAGGGTCGCTGCCGAGAGCACCGGCCAGATCCGCTACAGTACCAGCAGCAGGCGCATCCGGCTTTGGCGGTTCCGGTACAACCGGAGGTGCTGGCAGGACTGGCGGTGCTGGGGCAGGAGCTGGGGCCACGCCCGGTGCAGGTGGTGCCTGCAACGTGGTGAGCATCGGGTTCGGATTCTGAACCGGCGCTGGCGGGACCTGACTCGCAGGAACTTGTGGTTGCTGCGAGACGAACTGCGCTTGGTACTGCTCGTACGACAGCATCGGACCAGGCTCAGCCGGACGAGGTGTTGGATTCGGCATTTGAATGACCGAGGTGCCAGCAGGTGTGCCGGGGATCTGCGGGGCTACCGCTGGTGCGACACCCAAGCCTGCTGGGAGGTTCTGGTCGTTTGCTGCCATGTTTATAGTGCTCCGATTGTCGTGGATACCTGACCGGCCTGCTCGACGAGTTGCGCTTGCGCTGCCTGTGTCTGCGCAGCTTGCGCTTCCATCTGCTTGGCCTCAGCTTCAAGTTCCGCTGGGGTTTGGAATAGCTCAGACGAGTCCACGCTGTACGCTGCCAGCACCATGTCCACCATCTTGGTCACAGAGAATCGGCGGTCAACCTGCTTCAAGGCAGGGATGAAGCCAGCGATAACCTGTGCTGCGTTGATGAGGTTCTGCACAGCCATGCTGCGGGACAGGGCAGGGATGCCTGTCTGGATTGTTGGCTTGTGAGTCTTGTTCACCAGACCTTCAAGCAGTGCCACCGACACCTCAGCCAAGCACACGTATGCCAGAGGACCTTGGAAGCCCTCAGCCAAGAGCGAGTACACACCACCCAGCGTGGCCTCAGCCTCGCTAGCAGTCTGTCTGATCTCCTCGGCGGTCACACGCTCAGCGTCACGGGTGTTCCCGGTGTACATGAACGCCATGCTGAGCCGCGAGATAACCGAGGCCAGCGAGCTATTCACTGCAATGATCTTCTGGTAGTCGCCACGCTCGTACGCCGACACGGCATTTACGCCACCCGGCACATAGTCACCTGTCTCTGCATCTTGGTAGTCATCGACCACCGCACCAGCCTGCTCGTTCACGACGTTCAGGATGTCCAGCGACTCCAGCTCGTACAGCCCCAGACGCTCAGAGAGCAGGGACAGTTTAGCGAAGTCTCCGATGTGGTCCTCGACATGGCCCCGACCGTAGTGCTCGCCATCAGCGAGGTTCCACGTTGGGCAGATGTACGGGGACAGATGCTCGGGCCAGCTCCCAACCTTGCCGACGGGTACGCCGTCGATCTCATGGCTGCTGGTCACGATCTCGTACACAGCGCCTTGTGAGCGCTTGATGTACGTGTACAGGTCAACCTTCGTATCCGGCTTGATGTTCCGGCCAGCGGCTCGCAGGGAGTCGATGTACTCTTTGTCCAGATCGGAAGCCATGAACTTCTGCTTTAGCACGATCTCCTGCCACTTTCCGGTAGGGTCGCGGCGGACAGAGTAGCTGTGCATGCTCCAGCACACCAAGGTAGCCTTGGCGCTGTCACGGTACACAAGTGCATTGCCGGTGATAATCAAGAGCTTGACCACACGGGTCAGCTTGGCGAGCGAAGCGTTCATGAACAGACGCTGTGTCGCCTTGCGGTCTAGCTGGGCCAGAGCCGCAGAGACCTCACCGTCTTCCACGTCTTCGTTCCCGGCAGCCTGCCGAATAGCATCAGTCAGCTCGGATCGGAAGAACGGGATGCCGGTCGGGAACAGCGCCTGCACTAGCTTAGCTGCGAGGTTGTTTGTGAGCACCGCACCGATAGACTGGAAGTCGTGTTCGATGTCGGCATGCTCGCCTTGAAGTGGGTCTCGCATGATGTACGGCAGCGTCATCTTCGCAAATTCCTCTGCGCGCTTGATGCTGGCCGTATCCCGGAGTTGCTCCCACCGGGCTGCGGCGGTAGACGGTCTCATAAGCTCTCCTCAGTAATTGATGCCGAGGGAGCTGGACGCACTGGAGCCACCTTGGCGCTTCTTGCGCCGGTTCCCCGTGCCTGCCGCGTCTGCGGTTCCACCCAAGTCAACTTGGGCTACGTTCTCGCTACCGAGGTCGATGCTCATGTTCTGAGCAAACGTCTGGGCTTGCGTCTCCCGAGCGAGGTTGCTCGCATCGAGTTCCGACTGTGCAGCCTTGGCACCAGTGAAGTCTGTACCGATCCACTGATCCGCAAGCGGATCGACGAACTGGTTCAGCGTGCCGGCACCCAGCGGGTCCCACTTCTCGGTGAACTTTTTAACTTTTCCGACTAGCTTCTTTACCTTTTTGCCCATTGGGACTCACCTCACGGTATGTGATTGTGTACTTACCCGGACCTGTGCGGTGCGAGTACGACACGTTCTTGATACCGGCCCAGCCAGCTTGCCGAAGCAGCTCGCGGACAAAGTGACGCCCCAAGTGCATTGAGCGGTACGCAGGGAGCACGTACTGCCATTGCAGGCTCAGGCATGGGCCGACGTGTTGGTCGTCGTCTAAGACAACCGTAGCGCCTCCCACAACGGTCTCGCCGTCGTAGATAGCGATCTCTGTGCGGTCGAACTCTGCAAGGCTTGAAGCGATGCGGTGCACGTCCTCACGGTAATCTTGGGACTGCCGCAGCTCCGGGAATTCGAGGATGCTGGGAAGTGCGAGTACAGCGATGCGGGAGGCTTCTCCCGCCGCCATTAAGCGGATAGTGCGTCTCATAGCTGCACCGTCGCCATAGCCCGTGTACGGGCCTTCATAGCCATGATCAGCTCTCGCTTGCCTGCTACGTTCTGGATATGCTCCATCGTCGTCTCCGGCGTGATCAGTGGTTCAGGGAAGGTAGCTTCCAGCCAAGCGATCTGCTCGGGAGTGAAGAATACAGGTTGAGCCGCACTCTTGCCTGTTCTACCACTAAGGGAGACATTATCGAGAGGTCGGCCATTTCGGCGTAATCCTGCCATTTATCATACTCCACCACTAAGGGAGACATAATAAAGAGGTTACTCTCTATATGTCTCATAGTTATATTAATAGAGATACTTATCTCTCTACCCTCCCTATGTCCAGTCCGCGCTGCTCCTTACCATAGAGGGAGACATAATCATCAGCAGAAGAATGCCCACGATTTCTTGATCTCTTGCAGATCGAATGTCCCTCTCTCCAGTAGGGGTACATCCAGTCCCAGATGGTCCCGCAACTCAGCCAGCCAATCAGCTCGCTCATACATCTCCACGAACTCCTCACGCAGCGCCTGCTGCATGAAGTCCACATCGCAAGCATGAGTACCTGCCGAGTCGTGGATACCTGCCATATCGCAGTCCTGAGCCTCCATGCGGATGGCCGTACCACCGAGGTGCGCTGAGTCGAGACCGTGCACGAAGTTCGGGCTGATGCCGTTGGCACTCTTGCGAATGTCCAATACATCAGTCGCCTCCTTCACGATGCAATACTCAGTCGCCAGTGAGCGCAGGCGCACTCTGGTGTCGTTCATCACAGGGTACTGCTGGAACACTTGCATGCCCAGCGGTGTCACCCAGTAGATCACGCCGTCCTTGGACACCTTACGCACTAGCGATTGCAGCCACTCCATCGCAGCTACCGCAGCCGGTACAGTCAACCTGATGGCATCCAGCAGGGTACGTGTCATGTGCGCAGCCAGCCGGCTTGCAGGGACTCCCAGCGGTGCAGCGTGCTGGTTGTCCTCCATCCAGTCGAGGCAGTGGTCGACGATACCCCGGAAGGTCGTACCGTACACAAGCGTCATGCACGGCCCCTTGGCCAGCTTACGGCCAGCCCCCGCTTCGATGAACTCCAGCCACAGCTTAGCGTATGCTGCCCGCTCCGGGTCTACACAGAGATGCTGGGCATCCATCCTGAGCTGAACAACCGAGAGATCCAGAACTCGCTGATAGATGTCCGCTTTGCGGGTGCCGGGACCGATGAGGTTAACGAAGGCAGCGCCCACAGGATCTCGGAGGATGGCAGAGAAGTGCTGCAAACCAGAGCACGTCGCGTCCATGTGGACGATAATGCCTGATTCAAACGCTTCAGGGGCGCCACTCTCAATTGCTGCGATAAGCTCGCGGGCGGCAGCGAGTAGGCAGAGTGGGGAATCGGCGTCGGCCAGCAGGTCGGAGTTAAGGGGATCGGCGACAGTTCGTCGTAGATCATCAAGTCGGCTCTCCGTCCATGCAGCTCGCTGATCAAAGTGCGCCGCATCGAAGCCGTAGCAGTTAGCAACTTGGACCTTGAGCCAGTACAGGCCACGCTTCCCCAGTCGTTTCTTGCGAGCGAAGCGGAGGCACGCCTTGGCCATATCGGTGCCTTGTGGGTTGGGCGCGCCCCAGTAGTAGAACCGCCCACGGCTGTCAACATGTACCGGGAACCAACACTGCTGCCCTGCGTGCTTGCTAACAACTCGATAAAGCGCGCCAAAGTCACGCTGGGCTGCCCTGTGCTTTGTGCTCGCCGTATGCCAGCGATGCACTCGTCTCTTCCACGCATTGAATACCTCCAGCTCCTCAGGAGTCGCCTCCGCCTTGGCCCAAGCCTCGGCGAACGGGAACTCAGGTTTGTCCGGGAATGTCTTTGTAGGGACTCCCAGCACGCCGCCGCCGGACTCCCATGCCTCCTTGACCACAGCAAAGGTGCCCTCGTCCACCACGTACGGTACAGCTTGCAGGTAGTTCGCAGCAGCAAACACTTTTGGCATGTTGTCAAGAGTGGCCTTGCGGAGCTGTGCCTGCCGAGCCTTCCGTGTTTGGTGCTTGGACCGCTTCAGGAACAAGTGGCTCCTACGGGCTCTCTCGCTGTGATAGCCGCCGTCGAACACTGAGGTCCAAGGGACAGGTGGGGCTAGCGCTACCGACGTCCCTACGCCGCCCCAGATGCCGATGACCTCCGAGTGGTGCAGGAACTCACGGGCATCCTCGGACGGTACAACCGAGACCACTGTACCGCCCTTATTCACAGAGCGCACCGTGGTCATAAGGCCAGCTTCGATCAGCGGGTCCAGCATGAACTTCCCGAGCTTCACCTGCTCGGTCTGGGTCAGCTCCAGACGGGCGCTCTCAGGCACCACGGCGTTCACCACAGCCTGCATGGTCTTGTCGATGTGCCGTGGGCTGATCGTCCCGGAGGAGCGCAGGTACTCCATTGTGCGGTCGTAGTACGAGGCGTTCAGGCTGATGGCTGTTCGGACTTCGATCTCTTTGAGGAGACTCCCTCCGAGCGTACTCATCACCGTAGCCACACCCACACGGGTCCCACGCATCACTAGCATGAGACCCATACGCAATGCAAGGGCAGCAGTCACATCAGCAGGCACCGCCCGCAGGATATGCCGCAAATGCGCAGCAGGGCCGGCAGCCTTGCCGTCGATCTCCCGCTGGATCGCCTCCTGAGTCTGCTGGAACAGCCGCAGCATCAGGACCCTTGCCCGAGGTACTCTGTCGAGCTGAGCGCCCTCCAGCGCTTGCTGAAGGCGCGTCTTCGCAGCATTCGTTGCTTCGACGTGCAGTGCTTCTTCGTGCTCCAGTTGGAGGGCAATCAGATCAGTCATGGGTTCCTCAGCGCTTCTCGGTTACTCGGCCAATGTCGTCTTCGCCGAACTCTTCGGCAGCCAGCTCAGCAGCCGCATCCACGCTCTCGGCGCGGTACTCACGGAATTCATTGATGCTCAGGATCTCTGCTCGATACCATTTATTCGGGCGCATGTACTTCTCCTAGTGCTTTGAGTTCGTAAATCTGGAAGGTCCAGTGCTGCGGTAGTGTCTCGAAGTCAACGCGGAAGCTCCGTAGAGCCTCCTCGTCATTCTCCGCACTGAACCGGTAGTCGTTCATAGGACCAGCGGAACAGAGGGCGATGTACTGTTTCACTCACCAAACCCCTCGTGGTGCATCTGCGACAGGAACATCGCATTGCAGGCTACGTGGTCGATGTGCGGCTTACCGGACTCTGGGTCGATCAGCTCGCCACGCTCGATGGCTTGTAGGTGCCGGTGCATGGCATCCTTGTAGCGGCGCTTGGCCTCAGGGACTTCCTTCCAGCCGTTGCGCTTCTTGTACTTGCGGAAGCCAAAGCCCAGCACTGCGATGACGCCAGCCACAGCGAGGTGGCAGCCGGTCAGTAGCAGACCGGGCTCGTCCTTGTCGCCGTCGAACTTCTGCCCAGACACTGGAGCTGCCGGGGCGCCCTCATGGAACTCCACAGGCGGAGTGCTGAACGAGCTGGCGCAGCGCACCTCTTCAATGCAGGCGCACACCGGCCATGCACACGGGGTTGGCTCGGGTGTCGGGATAGTCCACTGCGGACCATCCGGCTCACTACGCGGCAGGCCGTAGCCGTCGGGGACGTACCACGCCCCGTCTCGGTAGTAGCATTTCGCCTTCTGGTAGTTCAGGCGCTGATAGTCATGCGCATTGGGCGTGAACCCCGCATAGTTGAACTCGGCATCAGGGGTGCAGATCAGGAACTTAGCATATCGTGCCATTACAGCTCTCCTCAGTTAGTCAGCAGGGCTTTGCGCTTGCCGGTAGTGTTGCGAGTGTAGCGCCCACGGCTCCAGCCACCGCAGCCACCGCAGGTGTACATCTCGTACTTGCCAGTCTGCGTGAAGGTGAAGCCGTCCTGCTTAACGTCCGGGGACAGGCAGCGAGGGCACAGCACCTCTTCCGACTCGACGTACGCAGCGAGGTTAGGATGGCCGACATACCACGGACGCAGACGGAGATACAGTTGCTCCATCGAAGTTACGTCAGGTACGTTGTACTCACGCATCTCGTCCCATGCTTCCATGTTGCCCTTCAGGCACTCAGCCCAGAGAGCGAAGCCCGGATACTTGGCGTGCTTGGACTTGCTGATCTCGGTGAGATTCGCGCTGTCGCCGGTCATCCACTCCAGACGGTTACTGGTGAAGCGGAACTGCTGCTTCGCCATGAGCAGTGTGTCGATCACCTTGAACGGACGCGGCGGCAGCATGCCAGCCATAACCATACGGGCTTGGATCTTCGGAATGTCAAACGCCTTGCCGTTCTGGCCGATGATGATGTCGGCTTCGTTCAGCAGTTCCCACAGCTCAGGCAGCAGGCTGGCATCGCTATGCGGATCGTGGCGCACATCGCGGTAGATGATACCGTCCTCACCCAGCCACTTCGCGCAGTAGCTCAGGATGTACCACTCTTCCTTGATCTGGTTCAGACCGACGTTCTGCTTCCAGAGCGACCAGACGTACCCGAGGATCGGTGCGGTCTCGATGTCAATCAGCAGGATCTTCGGAGTGCCCTTGAGCTTCAGCTCCTCAGCACGTACCTTGCGGGCAGACTTGGGCACATGCACGCCGAGGTCGATGCACCAGAATCGAAACAACTGGCGGGATACGGTGACAGCCGTGCGGCTGCCGTTATCTGTGCACTCGGACAGGAGAGCTGCCCCTTGCTTCAGTCCCATCGCATACGCAAAGGTGATCTGGGCGTCGTCGAACAGGGAACGGATAGGGCACTTGGCGTCAGTCAATGGAACCTCTTTAGCTGGGGATTTGAGTGGTAGCAGGTCAACTGGGGTCAGGACGAATCGTTTGCCGGGGAACGCTACAGAGTTGAAGGCAAAGGAGTCACCACACTTGGTGGCTTCAATATCCCGTCCACTGACATTCTGGCGGGTCCCTGCGAACTCGTCTCTGTAGATGCGCCCGGTGGCTGGATCCACCCACCGGATGTCACCTAGGATACCACCAGATGGGGTCTCAGTGTACTGGCACTTAATACGGTTGCTCATGGTTTCCTCACAGCGATAGCGGCCTTTTTGGCAGCGGCAGCCGAGCGACGTTTCAGGTTCGCTTTAGCCTTGGCTTCCTCTGGCGTTAGGTGGGTTGGGTAGATCAGGTTGTGCTTCGGCTTCTTCAGGTAAGCCACGAGGCGTTCGAGGAACGGGATCACCGCTGCATCGTAGTCCATGCTCTTGGCACCCCAGCGGCCCGCAGCGTTCGCCACCTTGCCCTCTGCGGCATTGCAGGACCGGTGCAGGATGCCCCGCACTTGGCCTGACTCATGGCAGTGATCCATCACAGCGGCGCCCTTCTCGGACAGGTCAATGTGCTTGAAGCAGAGTGGACAGATGCCACCCTGCTCCTTGTGCAGCTTCAGGAGGAACGTACGCTGCTGGCTCCGTGGGATCTTATAGATCGCAGGTTGATTCATAGCGACGCTCCTTCTCGTTTGCGATGAGTTCCAGATGGTACTCGTTCAGCTCAGTGAGCCAGTTGCGGATGCGCGGATCGAGGTCGGCCTCCATGAAGTAGTGGTATGCACTGTCATGCTGGTGGCGGCGCAGCCATAAGCACTCAGCCTCGGCAAGCGCGTTCTGCCCATTGCGCACATAAGCGCGCAGTATAGCGTCGATAGCTTCATTCTCGTCCTTAATAGGCATCAGGAAGTTTAACGCGCCGCGCTCAGCAATGGCCTTGCCGTCCAGATGGGACAGCCCCACCACGTTGTCGGCCCGGTCGCCCATGAGCATCTGCGCCAAGAAGAACTTGGTGCCATGCCCTTTGATCTTGAGCTTACCCGCAGGGGTGTACGCCTCGTCGATCCAGCCGTACCGATCCGTGATGATGTCTACCACACCAGTCTCCTGTTCTAGATACGGCCCCGGCGTTAAGCGCAGGTCCTTATCCGCAGACTCGACCAGACCCAGAGCGCCCTGTGTGTGCGCATCCATGATCATGGCATCGTCCGCCTCCCAGTAGTGATGCAGCTCCACGCTCAGCTCTGGCGGCAAGCCTGCACCGCCCTCCTGTGCAATCCGTGCAATCGCCACGCGCAGTGGCTCCAGCAACGGCGGCTTGGCCTTCCCGCTGCGGTTCCCTTGGTACGGCTTAACCGTTGGGTAGCAGTCGCGGTACGCCTTCACACACCCGCTGGCGGTCAGGTACAGCTTGCCGTGTTCGCTGTTCGTTAGGAACATTTGAGTCAGGGCGAGTTTGATGAACTTGCGAATGGCTGTGTCCAGTGTCTTCACTGTCGCAGCCGCCTTGTAGGCAGGCCCGTCGGCATCGAGCAAGAGGATACGCCCCGGTGGGGCGCCCTCATACAAGTCCGGCTTGCCTGCCCAGAACTCACTTCCGGGCAGGGCCAGCACAGTTACAGCGCCGGGAGAGCAGGCATGGTTGGCAGGGTAGGCACAGCCGGGGCTACTACTACTACCGGAGCCTGCATCGGGGTGCCGCCATCGAACGGCAGGTCAGTTGCTACAGCAGCCGGAGCTATCACAGGCACGGCTGGTGGGGTCACTGCACCGGCAGCTTCCACGTTAACCTGCGGCACCGCAGGGGCAGCCTGCTGAGTCAGGTCAGGCACCGGCAGCGCAGTAGCGGCGCCAGCAACACCACCGAGCATGATATGCAGAGCGGAGCCTTCGAAGTTCACGGCCTTCTTGATGTCGTCGCGGATGAAGTCCTTGGACTCACCCTTGTCGTTCGTGCCCTCGATAGCCAGAGCCGCCCAAGTCTCAGGGGTTGGGTTGTCGAAGAAGAAGTAACGCAGCAGCTCCATCGGCATCTCTGGAACTGGGTATGGCTGGCGGCTGATCGGATCACGCGGCGCCATGATGTTCGCCCAGTTGATGTCGTTGCGGAACTTGCCAGCGTTCACACCCTTGGCGATCTTCTTGCGGGTAACAGGCAGCAGGAACGCCTGACCCAGCATCTGGCCGAACGACTTGAACGGCTTGTTGTCGTAGTTCATCTTGTCGAATGCCAGCTTGGTGCGCGCCTTCTCGTTGTTCCCGAGGTACATGTCGAAGGTACGCAGGATCGCCGGCTTGGCAACACCCTCGTGGAAGTAGTGGAACAGGTCGTCAGGACGATCCGCAGCAGGGACTTCGGAGCCCGGATTGGTGTCGCCCCAGAGTGCGAAGGCCATGCGGAACTTCATAGCAGGCGGCTTCGGCTTACCGTCGAACTCAGCGATGTGCTCGCCGTACTCGACGTACTCAACCAGACGGGCAAAGGCGAAGCCTTCAGGTAGGACGCGGCGCTCACCGCCACCACCTTTGGAGACCTCGCTCATGTCGACGCTGGTGGTCTCTGCTGCGGCGTTAGCGGCTGCCAGTGCTGCGGCGAGAATGGCGGCTGGGTTCTGGTTTACTTCAGACATTGTGGAACTCCTGTGTAATTAAGAAAGGTAGTGCGAGTACAGCGTGCCGGTTAGCGTGGCCTCCAATCGACAGTGAATCTATCCTCTTGTACGAGGATGGTGCAGCCTACTAGACGGATCGCCCAGCGCCGCTTATGGGTGCTGAGTGGGTGGGGCGGACTCTGGTGGGAGATCCAGCCCCGTCGCCCGTCCAGCAGGTAGGCCATGCGGCCTACCATGCGGATCAATGCAGGCGCTTCTTGTTGAACATGCTAGAGCCGGACTCGGCTACAGCAGGGAACGGGATGTCAGCGATGTCGTACCCGAGCTGCTCACTCATGTACTTCGGCGCGTCTTCGAGGATCGCTCTTACTGCAAGGTT